AAAAACGGCTTTTAGACTCATTAAGGATTTAGCGGAAGATGTTACATTAACAAAAAAGCTTACATCAGATTATAACTTCAATACTCAAGTCTCTAGTGAAACAACACAAACAATAAACACTAGAGCTGTAATAACAGATTCTGATAAAGTATCTGAAGATCATAACGTTGTTAAAAAGGTAATGATGTTTATGACGCAAGACATAAACAATATCACTGCTTATGACTCGGTGTCTGTAAATTCTCTTGTGTATAAAATTGGACCACTTATTAGATCAGACAACTATATAACAGTAGTTGAAGTCTACAAGGAGGTCTGATGGGTAAATATGCACAAGTTGATTCTAACATTCTAGCATTATTTGGTACAAGCAAATGGGTAGCTGAAAACATAAAAACTTATCCGGAGAACTTTATCAAGATAGGAACTCCGGAAGAGTTTATTAGAGTGTCAATTATTGCAAGTGGAAATGGTATTAACCTAAAATCTGTTTCTGGAATATTATTAATAGATATATTCACTAAAGCAGGAGATGGCCCTAAGAGACCATCTACCATTGCAGATAAATTGGATTCTTATCTATCTGGCAAATCCTTAAGTGCTGTCTCTGGTACTGTCGTTCAATTCCAGTCCAGCACTATAAGTAGAGGAAAGGTAGATATTGATAATTCCGCGTTGTTTCATAAAACTTACACGATTCCATTCAATTATTTCGAGGTTTCCTAAATGACTCACATTAGTTCAATCGGTGCAGGCTTATATTCCGATCTGTCGGTAGCTATGCCGCTAACTCCGCCAACTTTCTCAGGCTTGGATACAGATTCAGAGTTTCATGCTCTATTTGCAACCAAGATTGAATCGATTGGTGGTACTAAGGCTGCTAACACTTTCGTACAGGTAAAGAATGTTCGTGAGTTCCCTGCAATGGGTACTCCTCCGAATATCGTCAATGTGCCAGTATACGGTTCTAAGACTTCTCAGCAGATTCAGGGTCAGGCTGATTCTCCAACACTGGAGATCAACATGAACTTTGTTGCTTCTGAGTGGGCGAAGGATGGTACTCCAACCCTATTAGGTGCAGCTGTTGGTGATGGCAATCAGTACGTGTTTCGCTTTGCTCTGATGAATGCTGAACCTGGTAGTGCTTACAATTCCACAGCCGGTATTACTGGTCTTGGTAAGGTCGGTAACTCGGTATGGTATTGGGTAGGTAAGATGGAGGCATTGCTTGTCAATCCTCAGCTCACTGATGCCAACACCGCCACACTGACGATTAGCGTTCAGTCTCAGTTCTACGGTGCATACACAGTTGCTGGTGCGTAATCACTAGTGTTATAAACCCGGAGGGTACATTCGAAAGAGTGTACCCTCTTTTATAAGAAAAATATATGGTAGAAAAACTAAAGCGTTTTAGTATGGGGTATGTATTACGTACCACAGCTAAACATATGCGTAAGAGTATTGATATTAGCATTCGGAAGACATTTGAACGTCAACCTGAGTTTGAAGGCAATCAGCAAAAGTCTGATGAAATATTCAAGACTCTATCCTTCCTTCATACTATGAGGAAAATGTTAGATGACTTCCAAGCTAAAAATTCCGAACATTTCAAAGGCGAGTGACACTATGGCAACCAGTGGTATTAGAAGCCTTGTTGGGCAGAAGATGACTAGAAAAGTAAAGTTTATGAATAGTGAGTTAACTATTCAGAAGCTTACTGTTTCTGAAGTTCTTGCAATTCAAGAAAAGGCTAAAGTAGCTGAGAAAGACGAAGCCGCAGGCTTTGATGTCTTGAAGACTGTCATTCGGTCTGCAGTAGAAGGTGCTGACGAATTATCTGATGAGGATTTTGATAATTTCCCATTAGATGAGCTTAGCAAGCTTTCGACTGAGATTATGAGATTTTCTGGGATCAGTGGTGACCAGGGAAAGTAATCTTAACAGATGAAGAGCTAGTAATATATGAAATTGCATTTCACTTAAGAAAACCTCTTTATGAATTACTTGAAAACATGACGTATGAAGAGCTTCAAGGATGGCTCTCTTATTTTGAGAAACGTCCGGTAGGATGGCGTGATGATGATCGAACTCATAAACTCTTACAAGCTCAAGGTGTAAAAGAAAAAGCTGTTAATATCTTCCCTTCACTTAGAGCTATTTATAATTCTCAAATAAAGAAAGAGTTTGATGGAACGCTTGATGTGAATAATTTTAAACAATCAGCTTTCTTTCAACAAATATTATCAGCTAAAGGAGGCGATCAAATCAAGTATGATTAAAGTAAAAGGTATTAAACAAGCTATTAGAAAAGTAGAAAAACAAACTAAAGCTGAAGTGCAACTAAAGAAAACTATACTATTACACAAGCTTGTGAATGACTTGAAAGCGGCTACCCCTGTTGATACAGGGAGAGCCCAAGATGGTTGGGAAGTTCAAAATGGTAACATCAGAAATGATGTACCATACATAGAACATCTCAATCAGGGTTCATCTCAACAAGCTCCTGCTCATTTCATCGAAAGTACTATTTTAGCAAATCCTGGTGTAAAACCAAACGGTATTATTGTAACGTCAGTTGACTGACATACCCCATTAGGATAGCAAGTCTATTCTAGTGGGGCTTTTTTTTTTTGAGGTTCAACGAATGTCCGGCATCCAAATTGATGTGCAAGCGAGGACATCTCAGGCGGAAAAGAACCTTGCAAACATCAACCAGTCCTTAAAGAATATTGATTCTACTACAACTAAGACTGCTGACTCGCTCAGTAATATGTTTAAAGTTATTGGACTATTTGCTACCGCTGCTGCTGGTTTAAAATACGTTAAAAGGCTTTCTTCAGAATTCCAAAATCTAGAAAATAAAATTGCAGTCGTTACAGGTCGAACAAGAGAACTTGTAATAGTACAAAGACAATTATTAGATCTGTCTGTAAAGACAAGAAGTTCTTATCAAAGCACAGTTGATACGTATACAGCATTCGGTCGCGCTTTAAGAGAGACTGGTGCTTCTTCCGCAAGAGTATTAAAAGTAACTCAGACTGTTCAACAGTCTATAGCATTATCCGGTGCATCTGCCATAGCTGCAAACAATGCAATTATCCAATTAGGGCAAGGTTTGTCCTCTGGAACACTGCGTGGCGAAGAATTACGTTCCGTAATGGAACAGCTTCCTCGATTAGCATATGCAATGGCTGATGAGATGGGTGTAACCGTTGGTCAGTTTAGAAGAATGGCTAACGAGGGTAAGATAACTACTGACATTATCTTTAAAGCACTTGAAAGACAAGCTTCTAAAATTAATGAAGAATTTAAAAGAGTAAATCCGACATTAGAACAGACTTCAGAGATCCTCAGTACATCGTTAAAAGTGTATGTAAATGAATTTACAAAAGGTCTAGGTTTAGCGGATGCAAGTGCTGCATCTATGTTAAGACTCGGAACACGTATAAAAGAAGCTTCTAGGAATGCATTTGAATTAGGTAATCAAGTAGCAAAATCTTATGGTAAGATTCGCACTAATGCAGTTCTATTATTCGGTCCTATTCTTTCTTCTATAAAAACCATTTCTAAACAATTTGCTGAGATGTTCCCTACTTTCAGTTTAACTAGAACGTTAAAAAGAGATTTCCTGAAAGCAGTCAGAGATTTCGATCAAATGACTGGTGGTTGGATTGAATCTTGGAAGAGATTTAGATTTGCAACGATCTTTAAATGGGAAAGTGATGTCGAAAAAGCCTTCAGACGACTTAAGAGATTAGGTCCTCAAAATTGGATAGGTGGTGGTTTTAATGTTGAAACCATGAAAAGGCTTTTTAGTCAAAAGACTTTAAGACAATATGCATTAGCATTTAAAGATCTTGCCACTGCCATTAAAGGTAACACCAATACAATTGGCTCTACATTAGATAGATTTTCAAATAAACTTAGAGCTTCGTTGCAAGGTATTCAACGTTATTTTGGTTTTAGACTAGATACTATCTTTGCTATTAGGCGTGGTTCTGGTGAAGCTTTCTTCGATACAATGGCACAGCTAACTCGTGCAGTCTCAAATGCTTCAATGAAGATTTGGGAACTTGGTAAGATAATGCGCAGTTATCTTTATCCTGCATTTGATGTTTTCGTCGAAGCATTTAA